GCAGTGTTCGGTTTGTAAAGCGTCCTGAACTTTCTCATATCACCTCCAAGTTAAGGTTCTTTTGTTTCAGCCAGGCAGGTACAGGAAGCACACGCTCGTCCTCACTGTAACCTGCGTTCTTAATATGCTCTTGACTCGACACATTCATTTGCATCCAGTCACGGTAGTTCTGGAGGTTTTGACGGTAGATTTTCCGTCCAATCTCCAGCCATTCATCGGCAGCATGTACTGCCATCAAATGCGGCGGCTCTCTCTCCACCGCAATCCACGAAAACCTCGCAGGAGGTGATCCCAAAACAGTCGCGATCACGTCGTAATAAAGTGCAGCTTGAACGTGGAGTCCATAGTTGCCGACGTACTTGGAGAACGCCTCCTGCTCGGCGACTCCTTTGCTCACGGTCTTGAGGTCATAAAGATGGACTGCGGATGCGTCCACCGAGAATGGAACTCCTCCTCTGACGGTCGAGATCTTCTTGTGGTCATCAAGATCCTGATACCAGTCGACCCTTGCCTTGCACTCAACACCCTCCAGGGTTGCGAATGCACTCACCTCCGGATCTCCCAACTGGAGGATCCTGCCAATGAGAGGATGCTTCCGGAGTGCTTCGGCAATCCGCAGCGCAAGCTGATGATCCTCCTTCTTCCAGCCTGCACGCCTCTCGTACGGATGCCGGAGTGCCAACTGCTCATCCGTGAGCACCTCCAGAGCTGCGGCATGGGTCAATGTCCCACGATGCATTCCAGGAGTCTCCGTCCTTGTTGGATCCGTTTCCTCATGTAAATACGACGCGATTGTCCGCATCGCCTTTACCTGTGTTGATCCTTTCGCAGGATGCCGATGATACTCGTCTGCATCCATCCTCTTAACGATTGAGTTTTCCATCCAACTCCTCTGGCATTTTCATGCCGCGTAATTTGTAAAGAAACTCCACATATTCAATCTCGGTGAAGTCGTGTCTATGGACGCAGCAAGTTGAACCGTTGAACAGTTCATATACCTCATACGTCCAGTTTTCTGCCTCGTCATAGAATGCGACATAGAACGGAAGCCGCGCACGCTCTGCCAGTATTCGCAACACGCTGATGGCAGACTTGAAGATGATGCGAGGAACCTGATTGCCGTTCCAGGTGCATCTCTCTGAGCCTGCTGCTAAGCGCTTGTACTCGATGAGCGCCTTCGGCTGGTTGTAGGAATACTCACAGAGGAGAAAATCCACATCAACTGCCGGCACTTCAAATCCATAGAGACGATGCCTCAGTCCAAGTGGGTTTGCATCCGCGTCGCTACTCTGCCATTGCTTCACTTCCGTTTTTCAGAAGTCGTCTCACGTCTGAGGCACCCGCAGGATCTGGTGTTGCCGCTCCGCACGTTGTCAACACGTCCGGCATACGGTTCTCCGCAGTCACACTGATATAGGTAAAGAGCCTGACCGCGTTTATTCATGCCGAGGTATCTCACAGGCGTGAGCCGGGTGCCGGGTATGCGCTCACGCTTCATAGGTGATTGACCCTTTGTAGGACCAGAACTTTGTCGCATGGATTGACCAGATCACCGAGTCTTCCCGGTAGAGTGCGTCGCACCATGCCTTCACGAGGTTGTCAAGATCCGGACGGTTCAGGTGTGGTGTCCCATCCATCCTCTCCTTCTTGACCGTGCGCCATGACTTCGGCATCGGCATGTTGAATGAGACGGACACCGAGACCGCAGAATACTTGAGAACTGGAGTCACGTTGCGGACCTTCAACCGCACCTCGTCGCAATACGCCCGGTACTTGAGGACGCACGGACGCTGCTGCCACTTGTCACGTTGCGTCATCCGTGGCTTCGCAACCGGAGTCACTGCGATGCTCCACTCTGCTGTGGTCATGGAATCCTATCTCAGGTACTTCCAGTAGTATTGATAGTGCTGATATTGACTCTCCATCGCGTCGGAGTGGTGATCCTGTACTGGCTTGTTGGCAACCACCGCTCGTGCTGCTCTGCGGATCTCTGCCTGCTGAGATACGACTGCCTCCAAGTCCACGCTCAGACTCTGTGGTGCAGGGTTCCTTAGCTTTCTGACTACCATTGCTCATCTCCTTGTGTTAGTGTTGAATCTCGTCAGATACGCTTTGCTTCCCACTATCGTATTCCTCGGAAAAAGATAGTGAAAGATAAAAATTGTATCTTTTGGTAACAGACCAGGGACGGTCCTACAAAGGAAGTGCAAAATGCCGTCCAAACAACACGCATACCTCCGAGTTTCCACTCGCTCCCAGTGTTCCAAAACAGGTCTGGACCGGCAGTTAGAATCCATCCAGCGCTACTGTAAACCACTAACATCGTTGACAATCTGGAGAGAGGAGGGCATCTGCGGATCCCTGGAGAGTCGCCCTGCACTCGATGCAATGCTTGCCGGTGCATGTCCTGGAGATGTTATCTACATCGAGGATCTCTCACGTCTAGCCCGTGAACTTTCTGTCCAGCTTGCAATCATCAAACGAATGCTGGATCTGGACCTCACACTGATCTCTGTCTCCACCGGAGAAGATGTGACTGCTGCGATTTCGGAGGATCCGATGACGCGGGCGATGATCCAAATTCAGGGAGTATTTGCGGAACTTGAGAAGTCCAGGTTGGTCGAGAGGATGAAGCGAGGACTTGACCTGATGCGAGACGGAGATCGGAATCCTCGTAGGACTCGGAGTGGAGGTGTGAAAGTGGAGGGTGCCAAGCGATTGACAGAACGCCAACCGGGACTTTTGAGCGACGCAGTTGAACTGAAGAAACGTGGAATACCCAATGCACAGATCTCGCGTGAACTGCACCGCCTGGGCTACAGGAACCGCGTAGGAGAGCAACTCTCCTGCACGGCCGTCGCACGGATCCTCGCAGAGAGGGTTAGAGCTTGAACTGATCAGGCAGGTGAAACTGGAAGGCGCGTCGTGCGTCTTCAGAGATCTCATTCAGTCCTGCCCTGGCGTGTGCTTTCGCCTGCTCTGCTTTGAGATTATTATCATCTGAATTGACAAGATCCCAGATTGCTTTTGCAGCAAACTGCACGAGTTCTTTTGCGATTAGTGTTTCAAGTCCGGTCATTTCTTCTTCCGTATCTTAGTTCCATGTTTTGCTTTCCAGCGCTTGTAGATCTTGGGCTTATTGATTGCCAGATAAATGCGTTGTTTCCTTGATTTGAATGGCATCAGTAACTCCACGTCCAAGGTCTGTTCTCAGTGAGGTCGTCAAAATGGAGAAAGCGCTTTCTATGCGGGCCTTTTTGACTAACACCGATGCCGGTAATTCCATGCCTGAGTGCAATCTCCATCAACCGGATTGCTTCACTTCCTGAGATCAGAATATCAACGGCATGCCCGGTGGTATGTGGTCCATGATACCCGGTTTTTGATACTGTATTATTATACTCCGGCGCTCTGAATCCACTACTTGGATAGAGTGGCATCCCAAAGTCTTCACGGATCAACTGGAGCTTCTCAAGAAACGCAGGATCCATCTCACATCGTCCTGTTCCACGGCACTTGAACTCATCGACCGTGAAGTTTTTTGTCAGATATTTATTCATATAATATATTCCGAAAAGCAATGGTGTCGCTAGCAGGAGTTCACGCCTTCTTATCCTCGTCGAGGAGAGCCTTTCGACACACCCGGACAAGCTTGTCATCGACCTTCGATTCGGTCTGCTGCGCGAGGTGTTCGAGGATAGTGAGGATGAATTCTGCGACAAATTTCCTTGTGGTCAGTTTCTGGAATACCTGGGATACTATCTTTGCACTCATTTCATTCCATTTGTTTCAATTCGTCGGGTCTCTTTATCCTCGTAATCGTTCAAGTTCTCTGGAGATGTTTTCGAGTTCGGCACGCTGTTCTGCGAGGTGTGAGTTGGTCTTTTCCACGAGGTCGAAGACGCGTTCCTCGATCCGTATCCGGTCTGCCCGTGCCTCCTGAGTTGTTGTTTTAATCCACCATCCAAGGACAATCAGTCCAATTCCTGCGACTCCCTGGGAGAGGAGGATCTCTGCGATTTCATCGGCAGTTTCACCGGTCTGAGGTTCGATGACCGGCACCCTAGAGTAGGTGGGATCCCGGTACTCATCCAGGATGGTGTTTCCATGCGCGGTCGCACACCACCACAGAGTGAGGACCACCATAAGGTTTTTCATGCGACTCCCTGCATGGGTGTTTTGATCAACCTGTCGAGGTTCTGCACCTTGTTGGTCCTGCGCTGGAGTCCTTCGCCAGACGGTTGCCGGAAGGTCTGTTGGAGGCCAGGAGTGAGGCGACGATAGGCACCCTGGACTCCCATGATCTGTGAGACCAGCATCTGCTGTTTCACGGAGATTTTCTGGTGCCTCGTGGTTTCCTCAAGCGTTATCTTCCTGAGTTCATTCATCATCTCAGGATACACCTGCTCGAATGCCTCAACTGTTTTTGGTATTACAAACCCGGACGCAATCTGATCAGTCAGTACAAGCGGATTCTGGATTGCACGCATCACTGTTCTCCAGCGATAGAGCTCCTGTGCGCTCGGCTTGTAATCATCAGCGACAATCGTTTCTCCAACTGCCGAGGTTGGGATGTTGTCAAAGGCATACTGCATCGCACGCTGGCTTGTCTGAGTGATTGCCATTGCAGTCTCAGGTGCAACCAGACTGATGTCCTCAAGGCTATCTCCCAGCCGCACCACAAGGAGTTCCGGATCTCCCACGAGTTGTGAGATTTCATCAGTTTCCTGTTTGAAGGTCTCCTGTTCCTTCTCCTTTGATTTTTGTTTTCTACCCTTGATTTCTTCTGTGAATTTGACTCCCTCCTCCATTGCAGATCCTTCGATCTTTGCACCTCGTGCTGCCGCTTTTCCTGCTGCACCTGCCGGACGCATCATGCGGATGATTGAGCGTCGCATCTTATCCAGTGTTTTCACACGGACTTGATCGAGTTTCTGGATTGCATTGACTGCTTTCTGTGTGTAGCTTCCACCTGCCATGTCCTTCAGTTTGAACGAGGCGGCCCAATTCTCCTGCATCTCTGCAAGATTTCCTGACATCTTATCAATGGATTTCTGGAGATCGGACATACCCTCACGCATGATCAATCGGTCTTTTCCAAGCACCAGTTCATCCCAGGATTTCTGACGAAGTGCGCCGTGTCCGGTGAAGAAATCAATGATGTCGTCCATCTGTTGCATCTCTCCTCCCACGTCGCCAGAGATAACCCTCCGGAACTGCTCAGTCTGTGGATCCAATCCTTCTGCGATTGCACTTATTTTCTGCTGCTGTTCAAACAACTCGTTCATGCCTCCAGGACCAGAGAGTTTCCGAGGAGATGAGGTTGCATGGAAGCGTCCACGCATATTCAGGAAGGAGACAATCTTGTTGTCATCAACATCATAAACAGGACGACCCTTGACGTAGCGTTTGAGGGTGAAGTTCTTCCGGAACATCTCCAAGAAATCCAGATAATCAGATGCAGCACGGTTGATGCGCTTCTGCAATGTTCCTGCCTGACCAAAAACCTGATCATTTTCCAGGATGCGACGGATTGGATCACGGATATTCCGTGCCAAGTTATTGATTGTTTCTGCCTCGGTTGGTTGCAGATTTCTTCCAAACTTGAGATGTGGATCAATCATCTGCTTCTTTGTTCTGTCCAACACCTTGAAAATCTGGAATGGAGATTGTGCCTTTTCCACTCGTCCAATGAGTCCCTCTCCAAATCCTTTGCCACCAAACAAGGCACCCTCGATCCGTGCAATCGCAGGTTTGTACATGTAGATGTCGCCCTGTGATTTCATGTCATCAAGGACAGAGATGAATCTGTAAATCATATCCTCAACTGCACGCTTCACTGGTTGGACATCCTCACCGTCCAGCATCTTCCTGATCTGTGCATACTTCTCTGGTCCTGTGAGTTGCCGCACCATCCTGTCGGTCTGCCGGTACATTTTCTCAACCTCTGTGCGGAACTGTCCTGCCAACTGCATCCTCTCGGATCCAGACGCAAATGCCCACTTCCTCAGCTTTTCTGCTTCCGGGTTCGCAGAGAAGAACTCATCCATCAGTTTTTTATCTGCACCTGTGAACCATGCCGCACCTCCTTTGACAGAATCCCATGTTGAGGATGCACCTGCGTCGAGCTTTTCCTTGATCGCACGTCCAAATCCTCCATGTGTGATCTTGCCTTTCTTATCTCTTGGTGCAAAACGTGTCACGTCCTCGCTACTCAAAATCCTCGGAAGTGGACGATGATCATTCACGGAGACCCTCACTCCTGCTGCCTGTGCGTTTTTCAGTGTGAGTCGTTTGAAATCCCGTGCCTGTCTTTCATTAGTTAAGTTCCGAAGCATCCGGTTTCTCGCAGAACGCTGGACGATCTCAGACCCTCCTCC